GCTGTATACCTGCCCATCGGCAACTCAGACTGTTATTTCGAGTTTGGTCGTCACCAATCAAGGCACAAGCGGTTCTTACCGTATCGCTATCCGTCCTAACGGAGCCTCTCTTTCAGGCGAACACTACATCGCCTACGACGCACCAATTGGCACAAATTCTTTTGTTTCACTCACTCTTGGTCTCACAATTGATGCCTCTGATGTTGTAACAATTTACGCATCAAGTGCTGACATGTCCTTCAACGCCTTCGGAAGCGAGATTGCATAATGGCTATTTTAACCAATGCTCAACCTGAAGTTACCGCAACAAATACAGTCACTCTTACAAATAAGACACTAACTGCTCCAACAATTTCAGACCCAACCTTTACTGGTACAACTACAAACATCAATACAACAAACCTTGTCGTAGAAGATAAGAACATTGTTATCAACGATGTTACAAGTCCATCAGATGCTAACGCTGACGGTGGCGGTATCTCACTTAACGCATCAACTACAAAAAGCCTTAATTGGGTTAATGCAACATCAGCGTGGACTTCATCAGAAGATTTCAACCTAGTAACTGGCAAGGTTTATGAAATTGCTGGAGCGACAGTATTATCCTCAACTGAAGTTCTTGGTAAAGCGGTTCCTTCAGGAACAATTGTTGGAACAAGTGATTCACAGACTTTAACTAGCAAGACATTGACTACACCAGTATTAAACGATGCTCTTCTTAAGTCTCCTGAAGAGAGAATGAACATTGTCGCAGCAGCGGCAACTGGAACTATCAACTTTGATGTCACAACATCAACTATTTGGTATTACACAACAAACGCAACAGCAAACCACACGCTTAATTTCCGTTTCAGTTCAGGTGCAACCCTAAACGATAACCTAGCAATAGGTGATGCAATTACAGTTGTATGGCTTAACACTAATGGTGCAACACCTTACTACCCAAATGTGATTCAGGTAGATGGCTCGACAATCACTCCGAAGTTTCAGAACGCAACTGCTTTTTCTGCTGGTAACGCATCTTCTATCGATGCTTACTCTTTCACTATCATTAAGACAGCATCGGCAACATTCACAGTATTGGCTTCTCAAACTAAGTTTGCATAAGGGGTAAAGAAGTAATGTCACCTATTCTTGGCGGTAGAGGCGCGGTCAATCCACGCGGTTTTGGATGGATGGGCGCTGGTAAGCCAGGCAACCCGACTATCGGAACTGCAACAAACGCTGGTTCGGGTCGTGCCTATAACAACGGCGCTGCTACAGTTACATTTACTGCTGGACCTGATAACGGTGCGCCACAAACTTTTACCGCTACTTCAAGCCCAGGTGGATTTACAGGAACAGCCTCTTCTTCTCCAGTTACCGTAACAGGTTTGCAATCGGGAGTTGCTTATACATTTACTGTAGTTGCCTCCAACTCTGTTGGTTCCTCTGATGCAACATCAGCAACTAATAGCATTACAGCAACAACTGTTCCACAGGCTCCTACTATTGGTACTGCAACCGCTGGTATCAATGGAAAATCTAGTGCCGTGTTTACAGCAGGTGCCACAGGCGGTTCTGCCATTACATCATTTACCGCTACTTCATCTCCTGGCTCATTGACAGGAACAGGCTCATCAAGTCCTATAGAAGTCTCAGGGCTTACAAACGGAACTGCTTATACATTTACAGTTACAGCAACAAACGCTAATGGAACTTCTGCTGCATCTGCTGCATCTAATTCAGTTACTCCTGTTGCTGGTTATGAATTGCTACAAACCTTTTCTAACTCAGGAACATTTACTGTCCCAGCAGGTTACACACAAATTGCAGTAGCGGGAGTAGGCTCAGGTGGTGGTAGCGGTTCTGGAACGGCTGGCGGTACTGCTGGCAGCGCTGGAGCAAGTGGAAAAACTTTCATTCTCTACGACATTTCTACTTCAGCAGGTACCAGTTACACGGTAACTATTGGAGCAGGTGGTAACGCTGCTACAAGTAACACATCTGGCAACTCAGGTTCTACAATCAGTTTTGGTAGCATCTTAACTGCTAATGGAGGTGGTCCTGGTAGTTTTGGACAGACCTCTGCCACTAATACTGTTGGAAATGTGACCTCAAATGCTGGAACCTTAATTACTGGTACTGGGGGTGCTGGTGGTGGTGGCGGTGCAGGGGCAAGCCAATTCTCATCACCTTACAATGGTTCTCCTGGAGGCAACGGCACGGCAATGAATTCAGTTACCTCAACTAACATCACACAGACAGGTGGCGGTGGCGGTGGAGGTGGCGGTGGAGGCGGAGTTTCCTTCTTCGGTGGCGGTTCAGGTGGTGGCGCTGGTGGTAGTGGCGGTAGCCCTAATGGTGGCTCAGGCGGAACAGGAACTGGCGCAAATACATTAAATTACTACGGAGATGGAAGTTCACCTGCTGCTGCTCCTGGCAATGCTGGCGGTACTGGAGGCGGTGCTGGTGGTGGTGGCGGTTCAGGAAGAAACGCTCAAGGCGGAAATGTTGGCGCTGGAGGTGCAGGTGCAATAGGAGGCAAGGGAGAAATAAAAGTTTATGGAAAACCTTAATTCTGAAGTTGATAAGACCTTCGCTCTTTTAGATGCCGATAACAAAGTAATAGTTGTTGCTTGTGTTTTAGGTAACGATGAGGAATTGCTTGCTATTCTCGCTCAAGAGTGGGGGGCAGTCCGCTGGCTTGATACAGACATTTACGGACCAACTGGCATGGGCGGGTTTTTTGATGGAGAAAAATTACATTCACACCAAGATAATCCAACCGAGGTAGAAGAATAGTTTGACTGTTGCCTCCTCTATGGATAGGGTATAAAAATCACTCTTGAGGAGGCAAATTATGAAGGACATTGTTTTTCACGCTCATACCGAATATGTAAAGAATGTTTCAGAACCTCCTATTCCAGCAATTCAAGCACTTCCTGAGTGGTATAAATCTTGGAATCCACATCTAGGAATAGAGGGTGTTGATAACCCTTTAGACAAATCACTCATTAGCGGTAAATCCTGTGCGCCGTTTTTTGATGCGATGACTGCTGGTTATTACTTAGTTTTATTTGATGATATTCATGTCAAGATAGATGATTCGGGATTTCCGCGCATAACTTGGAATGGGCAAGAGCCTGTCTTAGATACAAGACCTAGAAAAGACCAACAGTTGCCAACTCCAACTGGTTGTGACCCTACGGATTTTGTTTGGAAACTCACATTTGCTCCAAGACTCCCAAAAGGCTATAGCGCACTTATCACACACCCCTTAAATCGCAACGAACTACCTTTTGTAACTGGCTCAGGAATAATCGATTCAGATGTTTTTTACAATACGGGAAACATACCTTTTTGGATTAAAAAGGGTTTTGGAGGCTACATACCTTCAGGAACTCCTTACGCTCAGGTAATTCCAATTAAAAGAGAATCATGGAAATCCTCTGTCTCTGAAGAAACTTGTGAAAAGGGGCGATTATTTTTTATTACTCATAAATATATTCAGACCAAAAAACGAGGAGCATACAAAAAATACTTTTGGCAAAAAAAGGAATATAAATGAAGATTACTTTTACCCCGTCGCATACTGCCTTAAAAGATTATTACCCGATACCTGCCAAAAAAAATATCCCTGAGTGGTATAAAAACCTAGAGTCTTATTTGACAGGTAAAAAAATACCAAACGGGAGCGGTGGTATCACCTCTACCATTAAAAAATGTATGCCAGTTTTTGACATTATGACCGCTGGTTATTTAATTCCTTTGCATACTGACCTTTTTGTTTCTCAAAAATTTGATGCAAACTTAGGCGAAATGGCTCCTTATTATGAATGGGCAGGTTATAGCGCACTAGAATTTCATCCTTTAGTGCAAGCACCTACCCATCCCGATAAAAATGGTTTTACTTACCCAAAGTTGGTAAATCTATGGGGAATTAAAACTCCTCCAGGATATTCTGTCTTAATAACTACTCCCACGCATCGAGATTGTGCTTTTTCTATTCTTCCAGCGATAGTAGATACCGATGAATACAATGCTCCTATACATTTTCCTTTTGTCTTAAAAGATAAAACTTTTGAAGGACTAATACCTGCTGGGACACCGTTTGCTCAAATAATTCCTTTCAAAAGAGACTCTTGGGAAATGGGAATTGGAAAAGAAGAAGAAGAAAAAAAACTTAGACAAGACCACTTACGGATTACAACTCACTTTTGGGACACCTATAAAAATGTTTTTAGACAAAAGAAAGAGTTTAATTAAAATGGATAAGACATTTCATTTTTTAGCGGGTCTACCTAGAACTGGAAATACACTTTTATCCACACTCTTTAATCAAAATCCTCTAATTTATAGTTCTCCGCTTAGCCCCCTTCCCGCTTTTCTATGGGATATTTCCTCAAATTTTCAAGGTAGGGAACACTTAAATCGTAGTGATTCAAATAAAAAAAGAACTGAGAATTTTCTGTCCTCATTTACGGATAATTTTTATAGAGATGTAGACAAGCCAGTAATTATTGACAGAGAAAAAGCATGGGGTACACCAGCCAATTTAGAAATGATAAAAAAACACATAACTCCAACTCCTAAAATTATCTTTACTGTTCGGGATGTTTTAGAAATTCTTGCTTCATTTATTCAACTGGACTCTGAATTTTATGAATCTCAAGTTATTAAGGGGGATTATTATTCAACTAATTATCGTTCAAAAAATGACATGATTTGTGAGCATTTAATGTCTACAAACGGAACAATGGAAAAAGCCTTACTTTCATTGGCTCCTGCCTTTTGGGAAGAAAACAAGGGAGTATTTCATATTGTGGAGTATAAGGACTTGCTTGAAAAGCCCGAAGAAACAATGTCTAAAATATATGAATTTTTAGAAATGCCCTCTTACGAGCATGACTTTACCAACATAATTAAAACCGAAGAAGATAATGACGAAGAAATAGGCTTACCAAAAAATCTTCACAATGTTAGGAAGTCATTGTCAAAATCAACAACAAATACAGATATACTCTCTGATTACATAAAACACAAATACTCCAATATGGAGTTTTGGCGTGAAAACTCACTCATGAAGGTTAGGGGAAAAGATTGAAATTAGACAGTCCATATATGTATTTAGGTCAAGTACCCACTTCTTTAACAGAGAGTGTTCTACCTTTGCTAACAGAGGAAGATTGGTACCTTTTAGATTACAGGTCATCAATGGTACCGACTGTGGGAGAAAGTTCTTACGACTCACTTCTTATACGATTTTCTTCTAACTACAAAAAAAACACTATTGCTAATCTGCCCATATATGACAAGTATGAAACAGCAATACTTGCTTATGTAGAATGGTTAAAAACATATTATGAAGTAGAAGATTTTGTGTGTTTTTTTGCTCGCTTAGGACCTCATCATAAAATAGAAATGCACAAAGATGGTCCTATACCTTATTTAGCAGACATCCATAGAATTCATTTTCCTATTGTCACTAATGAAAATTGTTTTTACTTATTTGAGGATGGGCAGGTACATATGGCTACACACTCCGCATATGAAATCGACAACCAAAGGAAGCATGGAGTAGACAACCAGGGAGACGAAGCAAGAATCCATTTAGTTGTTAATGTCTACGGAGAGAGAAAATCTTTATGATTATTCAAATTATCGGACAAGCAGGTGCAGGTAAGACAGCCCTTGCAGTTGAACTGGCAGACCGCATCAATGGTGTTCACATCAATGCCGATAAGGTGCGAGCCGACCTCAATAAAGATTTAGGCTTTTCCCTTGAGGACAGAATCGAGAACGCTCGACGATTGGGAGCGCTGGCTCGACTACTTGATGAGCAAGGTCAAATTGTGGTCGTTGATTTCATCTGCCCAACGCAGGAAACGAGAGATGCTTTCGGTAAGCCTGATTATGTTATTTGGGTGAACCGCATTAAAGAGGGTCGCTTCGTTGATACAAACAAGATGTGGCAAGACCCCGCTGAGTTCGATATAGAAATCCTTGAAGGAATGTCTGTAAGCGAGGAAGCCGAATTAGTAATCTTCCATTGCGGGCTTTACGACTGGCGCAAACCAACAACTCTCATGCTTGGTCGTTACCAACCTTGGCATGAGGGACACCATGCGCTCTATGATGAGGCTGAGAAGCGAACCACTCAAGTAGTCCTTGGAGTTCGAAACACTTACAAGACTAGCGAGAAAGACCCGCTGACTTTTCCTGAAGTTAAGACCTTTATTGAAGCAGACCCTAAGATGAGAAATGCCATGGTGGTTAAGTTCCCAAACATTACCAATATCGTCTATGGTCGAGATGTGGGATACAAGATTGAACAGGTCAAATTAGGAGATGAGATTGAAGCAATCTCGGCTACTCAAAAGCGCAAAGAAATGGGGCTGTAAATAATGGAAACCGTTTTAGCCGTTATCGCCTCGGTAATAATTGCCGTAGTTATGGTTCATTTTGTTAGCAGGTATTTCGGAGATGTAGATGAGAGTAACTAAGTCTAGGTCATTTACTAAGTCTTTAAGTTATCGAATCTTTGGAACCCTATCCTCTTTTGCTGTGGTCTTTGCTATTACTGGAGAAGGCACTCTTTCTGCCCTTATTGCTTTTTGGGAGACTCTTGTGAAAGTTGGTATCTATTACTGGCACGAAAGAATATGGAATCGGGTTAAATGGGGTCGGGTACAATAAAACCCTGAACTAAGGAGTTACAATGGCAGGTACTACATCCAAGGGCTTACGATACCCAACCGCAGGTGATAATCCTGCTGTTCACACGGACTTTCTCAATTTGGCTACTGATGTGGATACTGAGTTAAACGACTATTTGACTACGGCTACCGCTGCTTCTACTTATGCAACTTTGACCGCTTCTGCTACAGATGACAGCGTTCGTACTATCAATTTCATGCTGGGTGGAATGTAATGACTTTTACCTACTCGGGAGACCCAACTACTAGCACCCGTAATAAGGTGCGTTTTCTCATCAATGACACAGTATCAGGCGATGCCCTGTTTTCTGATGAAGAGTTGGATTACCTTATTTCCGAGTGGGGAACAAATGTTTATGAAATCTGTCGGGCAGCGTGTGAGACTCTAGTTTCGCGCTTTAGCCGTTTAGCAGATAGCACTTCAAAGAGCGTCGGAGACATCTCCGTTTCTGAGTCCTTTACTGCAAAGAGCAAGCAATACCAAGACCTTGCCAACTCATTCCTTGACCGTAAGATGCGTAAAGCGCCTCCATCAATGAAGGCTAATGCCAACAGTTTGCTTTCAACCAATGATAGAAGTGTTCAGGATTACAACACAGATTTCTATGCTGGTGTCCACGATAACCCAAACAACATCTACGACCAGCGCGTACCTGAGTAGGAGTAATCATGGCTGATGCTATTTACTCTAAAGTCGCCGAGTTCATGACTGATACGGTTGTTTTCACACCAAGGGCATCAGTTGATAAATACAACAAACCCACCTTTGGCGCCTCCAATACAAATGTGACAGCAACAGGTCGTCTCATCTACGACACAATTAAATCCAAAGATGTACAAGGTATTGAAGTCGTAGACATTGGGCGATTTATTACAAACGGACCACAAACTACAATTACTGTTGCTCATAGAATGGTTGTCGGGGCGGACACTTTTACTATCAATGCAGTCGATAACATCGCAGATGAAAACGGAGCGCATCACACCGTCATTCGATTTGGGCGATAGTCATGGCAAAAACCTACACATTCACCCTTGAAGGTGATGTTGAGTTGCAAGCCGTTCTACGCGCAGCCCAGTTAGAGGCTCCCAAAGCAGTTGCTATAGCAATTTATGAAGAGGCAAATGTTATTTTTGCTAAGTCCCAAGTTCTTGTCCCAGTTGATACAGGCGCCCTTCGTGGCTCAGGTGGCGTTAGCGCTATCCAAGGTTCAGGGCAAGGAATGTATGTGGACATCTTCTACGGTGGTCCAGCAGCGTCCTATGCGCTTTATGTCCATGAGATTATTGGCAATTACCATAAGCCACCGACACAGGCTAAATACCTTGAACAGCCATTTATGCAATCTCTTGCTGAAATCCAAAATAACATCTCGCGTAGAATAATCCACATTCTAAAAAGTAGGAGTGCATAAATGGCAACAATTCTTGAATCGATAGGCGACTATCTGCAAAACACCTCGAGCGCATTTGGCGCTCATGCCAGCCAAGGCACCCTTGGAACATCCATCTTTTTAGGTACCTTGCCCGAGACTCCCGATGCGTGTGTTGCCGTTTATGAGAACTCAGGCAGTTCCCCAACCTTTACTATGGGGGCGGGCGGTATTCGCATTGATTACCCAATGCTTCAGATTATCTGCCGAGCAGGGCGAGAGGACTATCCAACGGCTAGAGATAAAGCCGACACGATTAGAATTTTGCTCGCGTCGGTGCTTGAACAAACCGTCTCAGGGGTGCATATTATGCGTATTGAACCTATGGGTTCGGTAAACCTACTAGGAGTAGACCCAAAGTATCGTCCGCTAATTTCGGTGAATTTCCGATGTCTAGTGCGAATGTAAACGAGGAGTTTCCTCCACAAGAGAGAGTGGTAGACCCGTATGGCAGAAACGCAACAACCGACGAGTTCCAGCGATGCTGGAAATGTGACCGTCTCTTATTCGAAAGCGCAACGCGCCCGTGGAGTATCCGCTGTCCCCGCTGTAAATCCAAAAATAAATCAGGATGAGTTCGTATCAGCACTTGATGAATTAGTTGGTGTATGGAAAGTTCAAAACGGATGTTCGGTAGGAAGAATTACAAATGAGTTGCCCGAGCCAGCACGAAGTAAATTCAAGGAAGCATTGTTGAATGAAAAGATTAACTCGGCTCGCTTAGTTGAATTGTTAGCAACATTTAACATTGCGGTAGGCTCTGATGTTATGCGTAGACATCGTAGAAGGTTATTTGGCAAAGACGGATGTAAGTGTCCAATTGAACATTGATGACGCTTTAGACAATCTCTTAAAGACTACAGAGGTTGCCTCAGTTCAAAAGACTGAGCCACGACAAAGACAAGCCGAGTGGACGCCTGGAGTTACATGGATGGGCGACGAAGGCACAATAACTACACCTCCAGTTGAGGGTGAGACTCATCCTGATTGGTCAGGCGTTCTACGAATGTGGGGATTAGACCCTGAACATTTTGCCGTTGTAGAGCCAGTTCTTTTCAATGTGTGGGGCGATACTTTAGGAATTCTCAATCGCCAATGGAAGGGCAAAGTAGTTCGCAAAGGCAGACAAGAAACTGCGGACATAGAATCTCTAATTGCCGAGATAAAAAAACATAAACCTCGAGAAAGAAAAGAAATTGAGGGCGGGGCAAGTCTTGTTGTTTGCGCTTCTGACTGGCAAGTGGGAAAAAGAGATGGCGATGGACTTAAAGGTTTAGTTGGGCGCTGGCTTCAAGCCATTGACGATGTTGAGTTCAGATTAAAGGAATTGAAGAAGTTAGGTCGCCCCATAGATTCCATCACGGTTTTATGCCTTGGCGATTTAGTTGAAGGATGCGATGGTCACTATGACATTCAGACTTTTACAGTTGAGGTCGATAGGCGTGACCAAGTAAAGATTGCTCGTCGTCTTTTGAGAGATGCTCTCATCCGCTGGTCAAAAGTTGTCCCATCAATTACCGTAGCAGCGATTGGTGGAAACCATGGTGAGAACCGCAAGAATGGAAAAGCGTTCACAACCCTTGGCGATAATGATGATGTTGCCCTAGTTGAGTCCGTTGCTGAAATCTTCCAGGCAAACCCTGAAGCCTACGGTCACATAAAGTTTGCAATACCTACCGATGAGTTGAGTTTGACTCTTGAAGTTCACGGCAAGATTATTGGAATTACCCATGGACACCTTGCTCGTTCAGGAACGGGAACAGAGGCGAAGTTACGCCGTTGGATTGCTGACCAAACCCTCGGGCGTCAAAGAATTGGCGATTGTGACATTTTAGTAACTGGTCACTACCATTCATTCAAACTTGCAGATTGGGGAGGCGTTAAATGGATGCAAGCACCAGCCCTCGACGGGGGAAGCGTGTGGTGGAGACAATCGACGGGGGAGATTGCCGATGTGGGAGTTCTAACATTCCTAGTGAGCAGTCAGGGAGTGTCGGACATCCAGTTGTTATGAACGACCCTAGAGACATCGCCATGTACGCTGCTGAGTTGGTCTCAGGAGAGCGTCAGGACGCCTACGGGCATCCTTTAGATAACTTTACTAGGGCAGCGCAGATATGGTCTGTAATCCTCGGCTGTGAGGTTTCTGCCGAGCAGGTAAGCCTGTGCATGGTTGGTATGAAGATTGCCCGCGAAGTTAATCAAACCAAGCCCGATACAGTTGTTGATGGCATTGGCTATTTTCTAACTCTTAACATGATTCAAGAAGAAAGGCTCCGTCGCGCTCCTTGATTATCAACCCCCGTTGTGTTATACTTGTATAAGGAAGGGGGAGGAAATGACAAAAGTTGTTGTTTTGCCCTTAAAGTTTTGGAGCGACCATAAATATCGTGGATGCTCTGAGTCAGCAATCGAACTCAAAAGAAACAAAATTTATGTGACCGTCGAACTCGACGAAGAATCATGGAAAGATATTTATAGCGATGCTGAGTTCTATGCAACATACGATGCTGAGTACGGTGAAGAAGATATGAAGGCGTTAAAGTCCAGCGCGATTGCCACTTTGAAGAGATTGCAAGAATCAAAAAAAGTCGCCTGATACACTATGAGCAATGTGCGCTAGTCGCCCCAGTTGGTCGTCTTACCTTTGTGTCCGTGTGACCTAGACGGTTTACTTGGGCTACCCAAGTGCCGTCATAGGAGGTAAGAATGGCTCGCTATCGAGTTCTACAGGGTATCGATTACCCACCCAACAAACGCGCCGAAGCGGGCGATGTTGTTGAAGATTTACCAGCCACATCTATCAAGTGGCTTACCGAAATTGGCGCAATTGAAGATGCCAATAAACCTGCTAAAACAATAATTGAAGAACCTGTAGTTGAGCCTGTCAAAGAAGAACCAATTGTCGAGGCTCCAGTTGAGCCTGTCGTTGAAGCAGAGGGTTTTGACCCTGATGCAACAGATGGTGATGGCGATGGTTTTGTTCAAGATGGAACTCCACACCAACGCCCAGTTGAGGAGACTGAATAATGCCTACATTCGCACATGGTAAAAATGTAAATGTTTTTGTCAATGAATACGATTTTTCTACTTACTTTAATGATGTAAGCGCAACAACCTCAGTAGAGACTGCTGAAGTTTCAGCCTTTGGCTCAAATGCGAAAGAGTACATTGTTGGTTTGCTCGACGGCACAGTTTCTCTTAGCGGGATGTTTGATGGAACAGCAACAGGAACAGATGTGGTTTTTTCGGCAGTTCTCGGCTCCACCACAAAGCAAAATGTCATTGTTGCCCCATCAGGTCACTCAAATGGTGCAAGCGCAATCGTGCTTGAGGCAGATGACACCTCATACGAAGTTTCAGGAGCAGTAGCAGATGTTGTTCAGACAAGTGCTGAGTTCCAATCAAGCGATGGCGTTGAACACGGAAAGATTCTTTCTTCAGGCACCGCCATTTCATCAACAGGCAATGGAACATCTGTTGATAACGCCCTCTCATCTGCCAATGGTGGAGTAGGCTTTCTAAGCGTTCCAACTAATACTCGTAATGGCAACATAACAGTCAAGGTTCAGCAGTCAGCCGACAACTCAACCTTTACTGATTTGATTACCTTTACAGTCGTGACCAGCACACAGAAAACTTTTGAAAGAGTTGAAGTTGCTGGAACCGTAGCAAGATACCTGCGCGTGAACTACACGGTTGCAGGTTCCACAGGTACCGCCACCCCAGTAGTGGCTTTCGCAAGGAGAAACTAATGCCTACATTCACACACGGTAAAGCCACCGTATTCAAGGTGGACAATGCAGCGGGAAGTTTAACTACTATCAGCGATGTGCTGACAGATGTTTCATTCCCACAGACAGTCGAAACAGCCGAGACAACAAGTTTTGGTTCAAACGCAAAGACCTACATTGTTGGTTTGAGCGATGCAACCATTTCAGTATCAGGTAACTTCGATACAACAGTTGATACACACCTCAGCGCGGTTCTAGGACAAGCGGCATCTTTGTCGTTTGAGTATGGACCTGAAGGTTCAGCAAACGGAGATGCAAAGTACACAGGCGAGTGCCTCATGACTTCTTACGAGAAGAGTGGCGCAGTTGGCGATGTTGTAACTTTCTCAGCAGAGTTCCAAGTTACAGGTGCCGTTACACGCGGTACTTATTCTTCATAATTTAATAACAATTTAATAAGTCGTGACCAACCTAGTGTCCAAGGAGAAATAAATGAGTCTAAAAGAAGCAATTTTCAGTAGCGATGACATCACAAAGG